AGTCTTAGCCATCTGCGTGGTAGAACGTGTCGCGACCTCGCCCTTCCAATTCTTCTTGCCACTATCTCGATATACAATCTCTCCACGATTGTACGCTTCAAGTTCCTTTGGCGTCATGTTACTAGTTGAATACACTTCTCGACGATGATTCACACGAGCATCACCTTTTGCTCTGGAAATAAGCGTTGATGCGCCGCCGTACTTACCGCCTTCTTTTTGCTGGTAAATAGCACGTAGCTCCTGAATATTATTCTCGCGTTCACTTCTTCTCCAATCAAGCTGGTGTTTTTCAGCATCGACGACAACCATTGAATGTTTGACCGCACGTTCAAGTTCGGGAAGCGATGCATTTCGCAATGTCATATCAGTAATGAGATTGGAAACCATGCCCATTTGCAGACCCTTATTGAATCCATCGCCGCCTTTAGCACGAGACTTGCCGACAACGGGGTGATTATCGTCGGGATACTTATACATGTCGGTATCGAAACCACGTAACCCAGGAAGAGGGTCGCTAGACTTTAACTTTTGGCCAGCAGTAGGAATTACCATAACTGTGTCGCCGTCGAAGTCTGCACCAGACAGCTGCGATGCAGTCCTGGCATTAATTCCAATTGCATCCTGGTTGTTTGCAAGTATCTTTTTTCCCTCTTTATTCTTATTGTTAACAATAACTCTCGGGATTTCGAATGTACCAGCATGTGGAAACCTCACGAGAATGAGTTCTTCACCATCTTTATAAGTAGGCGCATAAACTTCGTTATCCTTTAAAGAAACAACCGGAAGAATAACCTTCGTAGACTGGCGAGGCATTGCTGCAGCCTTTAAATTCACTGCGCCTGAATCACAGTTGTCTGCGAATTCGGCCAGAAGAGATGCTTTAACCTCAGGATTTGTCAATGATTTAATCTCTTCAAACTCATCGGCACGTCGATCATAGTCTAACTGAAGCTGCCGTCTGGCAAGTTGTTCGCTTTGCTTGGATAGAAATTGAGAGGGAAGTGTTTTACTCCACAAATCCCAGTCACCTTCATCCTTACAAATGTTGATTGGTGACAGCTTGGTTTCACCAGTTTTAGGGTCAACATAATCTCGTTGACCAATGACGACTCCGTCTTTAGTCTTGAGCATAGACCCGAATGGATTCTCTGGGTCTGATTTCATTGGCTTAAGAACGGACTCATCACCTTTTGGACCGAGCATTGGTGTTCCGACAGGCTTCTTGGTATTGAACAGAATATCGACGCCCTCTTCAAGATCGGGGTTATAAAATGCCATGCCCTTCAAATAGTGTGTTCCATCAACTGCAATACGAACCTGAGCATACGCTTTCCCGCCAAGAGATAAATCAGGGCAATTCGGATTAAGCTCAATTGTGCCGTCCTTTGCACTGCCGCCTTCTTCACCATAGCGAATCCGGATTCTACTGGAATCAACGCTAGTCGGAGTACGAATTCCCAACGAGCTATAAGTAATGCCGTCATCATCTGTTTTCTTCTCAATGATTTGATTCGCTAAGGAATCTCGTGCAGCATACACATCTTTCCACTCCATACCAGGAGCGGCGAGTACCTTAATATCGGTATAAGCAAGACCATCACTGGCCTGCGGGATTTGCAAATCGAAGGTCTGATATCCTTCCTCATCAACAAGCTTCTGGATAGCGGCCTTCATTTTTGTGTCGGTGATGCCCATTTGCGTAGCGACACCGAGGCCAATATCGATTATCTTATGCTCGCCGACAGCTTCAGCCAGAACATCAGCAGTCTTTGCAATCTTCATATTCTCGTCTTCATCGATCTTTTTGAGATATCCACGGATAGTACTTTCAGCAACAGGCTTATCTTCACCACGAGCTTCAGCAAGAAGCTTGCCGATTTCTGTAGCACTATTAGCAACCTCAGGGTGCGCATCACGAATCGCCTGCACCTCAGAGAGCGTCACATTTCTCTGCTCTTCTCTCAAATACGCCAAACGATTGTTAAGTGCTGACGTATCTCCAACAATCTCACCATTTTTATCGGTTCTAGTCATGCCAAGCATGAGCGCGATATCATTATTAGTAAGATTCGGGTCGGCCTGGAGGGACTTAACATAAGTCAAGAAATCAGACCTGGTCATGCCATTCGTAAAGTTATAGACAGGATCATGCTGGTACGGATTCTCACCAGATCCTTTAGGATATCGGCCAGAACCTCTACCTGGGGCGCCGTCATCTATACTGACGCCGTAATGGACCAGTTCATTGTTGTTTCTATAAACAATGTCTGAGCCCCGATATATAATATCACCCATTACAAACCTTCCTCCTGTCTGAGTTGATCTATTCTCCGGTCAAAGTCCGGAATTGTTTCCATGATGTCTCGAACCTCGTACGGCTGAGGAATCTTTTCATAGATTTGATCGGTTTTGTAAATCCGAAGTACAATATCGATATCCTCTGGATTGATATGGTATTCCAAACAAAAGAGAGCTGCATAAATAAGCAACTGGTCCATAGAAGTCCGAGTAACGCCAGTCTTAAGATCATGGATTCTTAGGAGTGGCCTTGGAAGATCTGTATAAAACTGAATAGCATCAGAAGTACCAAAACAATTGGGGCTGTAAAACAGCACTTGTTCTGGCTGCATATGGAAATCGATTGCATCGTTAACATACATACTGAGCGTCGTGCCGTCATCTGGCAATTTAACTCTCAATTTAATACATTCACAAGCCAACGCATGCTGACGAGTTCCCTTTTCTTTCGCCATTTCCATCTTGTATCGCTCGGCCAGTTTCTCAGGAGTATAGCGAATCCAAGAATATGTGCTTGCGCCTAAGAACGCATGCTTTTCTTCATAGTCCGAATGCTTGTTGAAGTTCATCGAGGACCTCCTCACGATTCTCCGGGCAAATCATTCGACTGAAGCCTCCCATCTTATTTACATGATCAATATAGTATTCCTGATTCGGCTGAAAATGTTCATTAATAGATCGCTTGCATTCAAGTAGCGCATAATGATCATTCCAGAATATCGATAAATCCTGTATGCCTTGCAAATACGATGAATCATTTTTCAAAACAATAGCCCCAGGATATCTGGAGCGAATCTCTTGAATTAAGTTATGCTGAAACTGACTTTCTTTTGCCATAGCAATCACCTCCAAGAGAAAAAGGAGAGAGGAAGCACGCCAAATTATCGGTCAGCCGCAGTACGGCGGCAGCCGTATGGTTCACATTCCTCTTCTCCTCTCATTATAGAACGAAAAAAACGCGCGAATCACCATTTCCCAACAAAGTCTTTTGCGTTGAAATCTTTCTTATACTTAAGCGTTCTACTAATGCCAAGATCAATTGGCGCCTTAGATCTCAAGTAAAAATAATACAAATCGGAAAACGGTGTATTATTGCGGTCGATCCGTCCAGCTGCCTGGGTCATTGTTTTATATGAATACGATAGCGAATAGAAAACCATTGAGTCTGTTGTGATGCAATTCCAAGCTTCAGCACCAGCCATATAATTTACAAAGTATAGCCACTCATTCCCATTCGGAACTGGCTGATGAACATGGCCATTATATTCAGCATACTTTATTGCCATCCCCTCTGCAAAATACTTAAGATCCTCAAGCTCATAATCATAATTGTAAAAAACAATAAGCTTAGGGTGCTCCTCAAATATCCCAGTTAATGCACTTATTCTACTCGAATCACTATTTACGATCTTTCTTACAGTGTAGCAAAGCTCGGATACGTTTTCAATCGGAAGAGAGGTATACGGATTCCATCGATCCTTCCATATCTGTTTATAGAGCTCTTCATTATAGTTAACCAGAACGTCCTGCTTATGGATATGATTCTTGGTTCTATAATTCATATGAACAGTTATCGAATCCCTTAATTGTCTAAGTCTATATTCTTCAATCCATCTGTCAACCTTTGGGTACTTAGTATATCGATTCCAGACTGCATGACGCTGAAGAAACTCTGTTTTGTTTCGATAGAATCCATTGGCAACGAACACAGGTATATAATCCGACCACGAATCTCCTGGAGTGGCGGTAAGTAATATCCAGCGATTTCTTCGAGAAATTCGTAAGAAGGATTTGACCCATACTCCCGAACCCACGACTCGCTGTTCATCAAATAGAAAGAACCCACCCATGACATTGGAGTATTTTCGGACATTATTCCATGAATCGACCACGATGCCTTCTCCGACTGATAGCCCAAAAGCTGCAAGATCGAAGTCCCATTCTCTGTCATCTCTTTTGCGAGCCGTCGTAATAATGTAGAGTATAGGCGAGCCCTCTGGTACTCCGCAAGCCCCTTCCATGTCTCCTCCGACACTTCGGATATAATATGCGATAGCAGTTCTGCTTTTTCCGGACCCAACGCCACCAACCAATATGTTCCCGTTTCGGAGTTTTGATAAAGCTTCCAATTGGTAATCATATAACATTTAACACCTCCAAAAATTTAGAAAAGAAAAGGGCCCCGAAGGGCCCAAATCTTTTACCAGGGGATATCGCCCTCGTCGGAGGGATTCGCGTACTTCTTTGCGAACGGGTCCTCGCGAATGGTGACATGCATCAGCTTGAGATATCCAGTGACACCGCTTGCACCGCCCTTCGTCCACTCATACGGGCTCACGTCGATGTCGACGTTGACGATCTCGGCATAGTCGAGCTGCTTCACGAGGTCCTCGGTGAGCTGGACCGTACTTGCGCCGGAGTGGAGATAAATCTTAGGCGGATAGTTGTCGAACCGTACCTTGACCTTAGTGTAGGGGATCGGCGGGTCATTGGGGTCTCTGGGTTTCGTCAGTCGAATGTTCCAGCCGTCAGCCTTAAGTCTCTCCGCCGTCTCCGGATCGAGAGCCAGGCAGAAGTTGCGGTCGCCCTCGGCATTGTACTGCTGCGCTTTGCCGGCGAAGTTCTTGAACATCAGGGTCGCACCCTCAATAATTAAATCCTCTCTTGCCATTGTTGCGTCTCCTTTCAAGCTACAAATTGATTGAAGTCTCCATATTGCGAAATGCTATCTCTAGCATCGGCAACCAGTTTTTCATAATAGGACAAATCGACTTTATTCATCCTATCCGGATCGTTTCTGATTAACTCAGATTCAATCCACCGTTGGCCTTTAGTACCGCTGACAGCACCAACGGATGTATCAGCGATTCTTATGAGATTGCCGCCACCATCTCCTGGCCTAACGGGACAGAACTGACCAATTCTACCAACAAATCTGTAGTCATGGCCATTCTTAACAGCAAGCGAAAGGGCAATATAATCCGGATCGGTTTCCGGTTCTTTCCCTTCCTTAATTAACTTCTTCTCAAGCTTCTTAAGCTGAGCTTCTTCTTTCTCAACATCCCGAAGGTGTTCATTCATATCGAGATAGATGGCGCCACCGGTCACTTGCTTCGTTTCACAGAGGTCATCAAATGTAATTTCCTCGTGCGTAAATAGTGATTTCTTAACATACGGAACAGCAAACTGCGTTCCTGTAGCAGTCCACTCCCCGCTGTGTTCATAAATGTCACTCGGAATGTACCCGTATGTTTCCTGGCACCACTCTTTCGTAGCATAACGAGCGATATAGACAGCGTCATTCACTAAGCACATCTTTTCATAAGTAGCTTCATGCTCAAATGTATATCCATAATACTCGCCGAATTTCATCACAAACTGAATGATTTCGGGAGTCGCGTTAGCAATTTTGATACTATCAGTCTTAATATGGACGACTGTGAATCCGCGCTTCTGTACTTCATTCTTTAGGTCGATCATAAATAAGGCGCCACGTTTGGCAACAACGTTATCTTTATTTCTCTGGTCTCTAAAAGGGTTATCGAAATGAGCGGCGGTCTGCCCATAAACTGCGTTAATCGCAATCTTAAGTGCATAGGCGAGTGCTTTTGCAGCACTAGGATCATCGAGATATTCGCTGAGGGCACCATCAAAGAGTTTCTTTGCCTCGTCAAATTGCTTATGCTTGATAAGTACTCGAATTTGTTTGAGGTCGTGGAATCGCTTCGTAAACTCGGGTCCGAAAGAGCACTCGCATTCTGCGCTAGTCGGGTGCATTGAAGCAATGTCAAGAAGCCCCACGCGCATATAAATTCCAGGTTCTGCATACACATATCCACCTTCAGAAGCAACATCGCCACGATAAATACTCTTACCAGCATCGAAATGATACCCTGGAAAATAGGGCAATATCGATTCTGGTCCATCAGTCCAGACTGGCTTGAACTTGAGCGGTAAGCATGTATTCTTCTCGTAGTACGATCTAACGTCCTCCGGAATATCATATACCGGATCCGCCAAGTTACGATAGCGAAATGCTGCTTGTGGCTTCTTATTGCCTTTGCCGAAGATAAACGCCTGAGTCAACTGGTTTGTGCTGTCATTCACGGTCATTCCCGTAAGCTTCGCAAGGATCTCACGGGCTTTCCAGTCGGCAGAGAGATACTCAAATGTGGCCTGAGTTGCACGGGTGTCGTTCTCACAGTAGTCCGCACACTCTTCCCACTTATCCTCGGGCAGAGGTTCATTCCACGGGTAAGCAAATTCCTGGTGGTGAATGCCGATTTCTATTTCCCACTTCTTGAGGCTCTGTTTGGTCGCCGCGAAATCATAAATATCTGTATAACTAAGCTTAAATGCCTCTGAAAAGTAAGCATTTTCACTGCCGGTAACCAACCTCTGCGACAGCATGTACAGTTGCTCATTATTATATCCCATAAGCCAGGCATAGAGGATATGGTTGTCATACCGTTTATTGTTGAATCCAACAAGTTTCTTATGCAGGAGGTTCTCAATATCATTCTGGGTCGGCTGGATCATACGAACAACTGTGTCGCTGTGTTGCGCCTTCCAACATACAATGAACACATTCGAGAAAACTTCGCAATCGAAGAATATCAACTCATCTTCGTCGTACTCTTCACTGCTGACTTCCGGTTCATCACTCTTCCAGTGAATATCATTGAGAATCCTCAGGCACTTTTCGGCTTGGTGGCTGCTTTGTGCTGCGAAAGCCATAACGGATGGACGCATGTCAGTGACATCATACTTGAGGCCGCTTTCATATGCCTTATCCGTTATCATTTTAATGAAGTCCATGTTCGGTGCTGTGTTCGCATGGACCTCTTTATTAAGGGCCTTTTTGAGCAGAAACCTTAAATGCCGCTCATTCTCAACCCCATCGAAATTGAGCATCTTTTTCTCCTCTCTCAACGGGAGTCCCGCTGAAATGGTCGCTACCGGTAGATTGTTGCATCTTGTGAGCCTTCTCCGCAAGCTCGAATTACCATTGAATACTTTAATCTCTATGTCACCGCTATAAACTCTGCTGAGCTGTAACGGATCACCAGAATATAAATAATGCAGATGCAAGCCATTACCACCTTGGCTTACTTCCGCATATGTCGCCGGCCATTCAGACGCAGCTATCATATTCTTATGAAGAGATTTATTACCGTTAGCGTCCTTAATATCGAAGTCAATAACGATATGGTTGAGAGGAACTTTCACATAGTGTACTTTTGATGTGTCAATATCTTTTAATGTGGTTGAGCAATTATCCCATTTACGAAACGGCACGCCGAAATCATTTCCATATTGAGCAGGGCAATTCGCTAGCATCTCATCGAGGATAGATGGCTGCGGTTTTAACTTTAACTTATCCTCGGGAAGCTCAATCGCCATCTTAGGGAATATGTTCTCTGTTACAAAGAGCTCTTTCTTAAATCCAGAATATCTATTGCGATACGGCTGGTTATCGATCATAACGCGCTCGTCATATGTCTGGAAATAGTTCTTGAGCTCCTCCTTGAACACTCTCATCGACAGTGGGTATGGAACACGAGCTTCATCACAATATACCTTATACATAGTCCATGCCTGCTTAAGGGTTGTTGAGTCATCCTTAAGAAACACATCATATGAATCCAGCATAAAGTTATAGAAGTCATTTGATGTCCCCATCATCGACAGAGGTTTATACTGATCATACTTTCTGGCGTTCTGCAGATAAAATGCCTTGCACTTAAATGCAATAGCGCCGTACTCATATTTCACAGCATTAATGAGATACGAGTACCTCTCATACGGGATCGTTACGCCGGTCGGGACAATATCAATGAGTCTTCGAATCAAACCGGACCTCGCATCGCTAATCCTGACGGGTTTATTTGTGCCCATCAGCAGGAGCGACAAAATCTTCATCGAATACTTCGACTTAAATTTCTCGTTGATCTCCTGAGTCTCGTGAGAAACGATTGAGTTAATCCTGACGTTTGTCTCGATATGACTCATATCGCCATCGTGCTGTATTGCAACAAGCGGGTTATTCTTGAATGCTTCAAGGGCGAAGTCACTGCTGGCATTACCAAGTGCTGCAGAGTCGAATGTTGCGGTATAGCCGCGGAACATATCCTCGATGATATTGAGTATCGTAGACTTGCCTGTTCCTGGTCCACCATAAAATACACCGAACTTCTGAATCTCTTTAGAAGCCCCACTAACGATTGCTCCTATGAACCATTCGATCTTCTCACGCTCACTTGGAGCATACAAAGTTCCAAGGAGTTCATCCCAGGCATCTGTCGGTCCAGGGACCAGTTCGTACGGCAAAGTCTTCGTGGCATATGATTCGAGTGTCACATTATCATTGAGAAACAGCACGCTGCTGTCAAGCTCCTGGTACTTGTCATAAGCGTCCTTTTTACAGAACTTATGCCACTCGCCAATCGCCCTGTCAGCACTCTCGTGAATATCCTCGACATGGACA